CGGCAGACTGAAATACAGTCATTGCATTTGCTTTTTCAATAACAACTAAATCTGTTACTTCACTCATATATCCTCCGTCAAAAAAATTGCCCTCCAATGTGAGGGCAAAGAAGATTTCCAATAATCAGAACAAGTCGGCTCATGTTTAGTTACGAGCGACATTGCTCCGTGTATTCACTCGTTGGAATGAATACACAGTGCTTATTCGCGAGCTTTGAGCATTGCGTCTGCAAACTTATATGCAGCGCTTGCTGCATAATTAACAGCTCCATCAGAATCATTATCGATAATCGATGGATTGCTAATCATTGCTTGCATAGCCTTTGCCGCGAAGTAATCACGTAATGTCGCATCACTTGCCATTTCTGGGCGTTTGATATCTGCTTCATAAAACTCGCACATCACTCACCTCCAAGAGCTTTGCTGATTGCTGACAGTGCTTTCGATACTTCATCAGGATAATGGTCATTCAATTTTTGCTTGTATGCCTTGTTTAGCATCGCTTGCAGAGCTTCGAGCAAATCAGGAGCTGCCTCCATCAATCTCACATCATCTCGATGGATGGTTGTATCGTCAAACGTGAAATAAACCCCATCATCGTTAAATCCAGCGCCAACAACATTCCATGGCCTTTTCATTCTTCCTACTGTCATTATTCACCTCTGTGTATTTATGCCAAAAATAAAGGCCGACTATGTGGCTTTATATCTGCGCACTGAAATAATTGGGCAGTGTGTAATTCCAGCAGTCTTTTCCCATCTCAACAATGGGATGCGGAATACTTCGAACTCCACCTTCCCGATATGGTCGTTTTGGAAATCCTTTTTCCCCACCAACCAAACCTTTTCAAATCTACGCTCTATAAGGAAAGCTGATGACCATCCATATTTAGAACCAGCTTTTAACGCTTCCTTTTTTGTCGGAAAGGTTGTAACAATGGAAATTATCTCATCAACTCGGAGACTTAAAAGATTATTGTCTTTAAAGCTAATTCCGTTCGACGCCATAATTCATCCCTCATACAGTGGTTTGCTGCCAAAACAATGAACCATCCGGAAATTCCAGATAGTTCATAATTCACTCTTCAATACTTCCAACTTACTAATCGCCGATAGATATCCGCGCTGATAGGGCATCATCATTCCTTCGAGCTTGCCACTTCTTAACTCATCCCTGAGCAATTGTATTGCTTGATCAATAACCTCTGCCTTAGCGTCCTTTATGGCTTGCTTGCGGGGCTTTGCTTTCTGCTTTGGCAGATTTCTCAAGCATGATGGTATGTATGTCTGATTCATCACTTACCTCGCTGTCAGTTGTTTTGATTTCCTGTAGCCTGCCGCGTAAATGGCTACGTTTGGAAGACATACACCAGTTTCTGGTTGCTTATGTCCAAACTCATTCGCGTACACAATGGCCGCTCGCTCCAGATTGCGTCTGTATTCTTTCTGTTGCCAGATCACGTCCTGTGCCATGAACTTAATTGGCTTAGCGTCTTCTATGCGCTCAGGCGTTTCGTGAGTACCTTTAGCCTGAATCTGCGATCTGCTTAGAGTAGGGCGGTGTAATACTTCTGAACTTATTGCTTCTTCGCGGGCCAGTACGCCGTTAGCTAATGCCTTTGCCTTTAAACGCTCACGACGACGAGAACGTGAATTGCCTTTGAACTGAGTTCTGCGTGTCATATAGACCTCCTGATGAACTTTGGTGGTGTGGTGGCTGGTAGTCTAGCTCCAGCTTGTTGAGTCTCATTCGGAGGGGTATAACCGGCACCCCAGTGATTTTTCCATGCGACAACGTGCGCGTTATGGCGGCCTTATCGCCCGCGGCTCCCCATCTCGTCCACGCTATTGCTAGCGTTGGGAGCGCTTCACCGCTCAACAGTAGGTAAGCACTTGCCAGTGACTAGCTGGCTTCACCACACCCCAAAGTTCACTTTGGTTATTGCGCTTTGTCAGCGCCGTAGATTCATATTCGAATCGTTGTATATTCACCGCCCTGGTGAGTAGTGCGTCCTGCTGATGGGCAAACTTTATCGGAATGATAAATTAATGGCAATAGCAAAATGATAAATTCTTTTGATTTTCAAATATCGTATTGATTCTTATGGTGTTTTATTTTGTTGTAGGAATTCGACAGGATAAATAAAGAGATTTGAGGGAGATCTGGATTGCGTGGTTTAGCAAGTTGTATCAATCAGTTTTTCAATAAATACAATGAGTTATGTTTTTTAGGTGGGGGATCGAGAGGCAAAGAAAACCCGGCGCTGAGGCCGGGTGAGATATTAAAGAACCGATTTAACAAGATGGTTTTTACGGTACAGACCTATGCGATCATTGTGAATCTCAGTAGTCTCCACTAAAAGAGAAACAATCTGTCCGACCTTGTGTTTTTTTTGTATTAAATCTAGCATTTCAATCGGATAGGAAGCCTTTAAATGTTCACCACCAACATCAAGCTCCAGCTTCCCATATTTGGATAGAACGACCAGTTCGCCTGTAACCGTTTCAGTAATGGGAGGTGATGAAATGGTTGATGTAAGTCTACTCACCAAGTACTTAATTTTATTGGAGTCAATAGTTACCACCTTGGTGCCATTACTAAATGGACCGGTCCAACTTGCATCAAATGTTAAGTTGTGTTTATCGCATTCCTCTACGATTCTCTTAAGGCTTACAGTGGAATTGTATCCAATTTCAGCGACGTGATTCATGAAGTTGTTGTCGTCATCGCTTAACAACAAATCGAATATGCCTTTTACAGCCTTGCTGGGTACTGTTTCTACTAATTCTGCTATTCCTGTAGAGAAGGTGACGCCCAATTTTGTAGACCCAGGGGATAAATCAGCCAGCCTGAGGTTTAAGGAGCTTTTCACGTCGTAGGGAACTTTTTTTGAGTCCTTGCCTGAGGCAATTTTGTGTGTTGCTCTTTGTATTAGCGCTGCAAGATTTGTTGAAATAGCCCCAAGCAGCTCTAAAGGAATAGAGCCAAAGTCAACCTCAGAGCCTTTCAGCCGCAGCTCAAAAAAATCGATAAGTGGGTGCCGACTATCTTGCTTTAATTTTTCGGCCTTCAAATCGCTCAGATGAGAATCCATGGAGCGATAAAGAAGCATGTCAGCAAAGGACCTGGTTTTGTTTTGCTTCATTGCATCGACTTCTTTTTGAATGAAATCAATGCGTTTATCGCAATTTTTAAACATTGATTTATCATTCATAAAAAAATCCTCACTAACCCTTTCGGGTTTTCACTGCGATCAAAACCAAACCAACCGCGCCAGTAGCTACGCCAGTACTCATAATCATAGTTAGGGTCATCTAAATTCTTCATGAGTAGTAGGACATCAATTTTGTAGTTTTGTTTGATGTAGTTTCGGTCAAGCAAATTATCGACGCGGCCCCGAAGCATGACAGGTATTGAGTTTATATTGCTATAGTCACATACCAACAAAATATCAATATCATCAGGCTCTGGTTTAGACGTGGTGTATGAACCATCAACCCATATTTCTGTAAAACAGCCATATTGAGCAGATAATTCTCGAATAGATTCGAGTAGCTGTATAAAATTACAGTATAGCATGCCTCGCCTGGATGATGAAGGAAAGCAATCGACACAATACGATTTTAATCCAGCTTCATCCATGTCATGGAACCCTGGCTCAAACAGGGGTGGGTAATTAATTTTATCCATAAAAAACCTTGCTATACATTTGTTTTTTTATTAAAAATCTAACCACCGAAATGGTGACGGCAAGATGTTACATGGGGTTACAATCAGCCAATACACCGCATTAAATAATTTTTTCACCAGCTATGCGCCGACCAGAACACCTTGCCCATCACCCAAACGTCTCTTCAGGCCACTGGCTATCAGCTATGGGACGATGAAGTCACGAACTTTTCAGCCACTCCCTTGCCTCGATGTCATCCAGATGGCGAGATTGCTTCAGAATACCAGCCACATACTCCACCTTTGCTACTTGATGATAAGGCAACGTTATTGGCCTGTGGTCTTGGTTGATGCTTGTAAATTGGTATTCTCCATCTCTGTCATAGCCAAGAACCTTAATCATGTTGTGTCCTTCAACGGTTCTGACAAACACCTCATCACCCGGGAATACTTTGGTGTTAGGCTCAATGAGTACATATTCTCCTGATTTTATTCTAGGCCACATGCTGTCTCCTTTCACACGAAGGCCAAAGGCATCTGGATCATCGCTATAAATTTTGAGCCACCCATCGCGCTCTTCGGTCATCTCGATGGCACCATCAACACCAAGAATTGCCTCACCAACCACGCGCACTAACCCTTTTCTTACCTGACCGACAAAAGTTAAAGAATCTGAGCATGATGCAATTGGTGTTACATCATGTACCAAATCAAGCCACCCATTAGGTAACCCAAGTGCGGCTTCAAATTTTCTTGCTAGTTTATCCCCTATGTTTCGAGTGCTTTTTTCACCGGAGACTTGCGTGAGTTGAGAAGGGCTAACCCCAAGCTTATCGGCAAAGCTTGCATTAGTGTTACCCGCGATTTTTTTATGCTCATCTAGCAAAAACGCCAGATTCGATTTGCGAATATCTTTGTTTTCCATCTCACAATTTTCCCTCTATTTAGCAAATGGATAAATACGCAATATGATAAATTTACATTGCGGTTGATTTATCAAAATGGTAAAGTTATTCTGTATGATAAACGGAGGCACTAATGAGTAATGAACTACTACGCTGGCGAAAAGAGGCTTCTAGTGAGGAATGGAAGCGACTCGCCGCATTAGCGAAAACTTCAGTTGGCTATCTTGACCAGATTGCATATGGATTTCGAAGAGCTTCCCCTGATAAAGCGAATGCAATCGAAGAAGCTACTCGTAATTTCACGGCCTATAAACCCGTGAAAAAGGAAAACCTGGTGTTCGTATCGCGTAGAGCATCAGCAGCATAAGTAACACCGCTCTTTTCACAATGGACATTCGTCCTACGTCGCTGACAAAGCGAGCCCCAAGATATCTGACCAACTAAGGTCATATGAGTTTCCACGCATACCTTTCAACTAACTATTCACTATTGGAAATATTAAGAAATGACACAAGCAAGTTACAGCAAGCCAACACAGCGAGAAATTGATCGCGCTGAAACTGATTTACTCATCAACCTGTCAACGCTTACCCAGCGCGGTTTGGCAAAGATGATTGGCTGTCATGAATCGAAGATAAGCAGAACGGACTGGAGGTTTATTGCTTCGGTCTTGTGTGCTTTCGGAATGGCATCAGACATCAGTCCGATTAGTAGGGCTTTTAAGTATGCGCTTGATGAAATCACAAAGAAAAAATCCCCGGCCGCCACCGAGGATTTTAAGCAAATTGATATGCAATTCTGAGGTAATTACTGGATCAATCCACAGGAGTCATTATGACAAATACAGCAAAAATACTCAACTTCGGCAGAGGTAACTTTGCCGAACAGGAGCTAAGAGTGGCTGATATCGATGATGGTTACACCAGATTCGCTAACGAGCTGCTGGAAGCTATCGCAAGTGCCGATTTAACCGCTCGCCAGTTGAAAGTTATGCTGGCCTACGTCCGGAAAACATATGGATTCAATAAGAAAACAGATCGAATAGCCGATGAGCAAATTGCTCAGTTAACAGGACTATCAAGGCAGAATGTTAACAAGGCTAAAAAAGAACTGATTTCAATGAATTGCCTGTTTATGGATGGAAATCAAATCGGTGTAGACAGGGAGGTATCTGCGTGGCAATTCAGCAAGTGTCTCCAAGTTAGCAACTTTGTCTCGAAGTTAGAGACAAAAAATGTCTCCAAATTAGAGACACTCAATGTCTCGAAGTTAGAGACACACAAAAGACATTCTTTAAAGACAAAAGAAAATATTAATAAACCCCCTATATCCCCCAAAAAAATTTCTCAGAAGTTCGACCCGCTAGAAACAGAGTTGCCTGATTGGTTATCGGCAGAAACATGGTTGTCGTGGGTTACCTATCGCAAGGAGATAGGTAAGTCGATCAAGTCTAAGCAAAGCGTCACTCAGGCTATCAACGTTCTAAGCAGAAGTCTGGAGAAGGGATATACACCTGAAGAAATTATAAACCAGAGCATCGCCAGTGGTTGGCAGGGGATTTTTGAACCCAAGACTCCAAAGGGGAAATCTCAACCGAGGCCGCAGCAGCGAGCTATGCAGGAAAACTTTGCCGCCAAAGATTACGGGCAAACTGAAATGCCTTCATGGGCGCAGGAGTGAATATGAATACGACAAATGGTTACAATCTGGCACTGCAAAGGCAACTTGTAGACTCAAAAATCAATGACATTTCTGATCTGAAACAGAAACTTGAGTTTAGCAAAATTGGATCAGTATCAGATGGAATGTCAGTTACCAGCACAGTGGAAGAGTGCGAGAAACACGGTAAATATACTTCCTATGAGAAATATCTGACCATCTCAGGAAAAAGAATTACTTCAAGTAAATCTGAGTGCCCACAGTGCCTTGAGGAGAAAATTCGTAAGAAAGAGATTGAACGTGAGCAGGCAGAACAAAGAGCAAGACAATCAAAAATTGAATATTTGTTGAATTCTCTCAATATTCCAGAGAGGTTCAAAAATTGCACTCTTCAGAATTATGAGCCTGTTAACGATGATGCAAAGCGAGTTCTTAAGGTATGCCAGGCATATGCCAGTAAGTGGCCTGAACGCCTTCAAAAAGGTGGCGGACTGGTCATGTGTGGTAAGCCTGGAACTGGAAAGAACCACCTTGCACTGGCTATCGCTAGGCACGCCATTATCGAGCATCAAAGCTCTGTGATATTTACCACTGCGTTGAAAATTGCCAGAGAGTACAAATCAACATGGTCTAAGGCCGCAACCAGAACTGAAGAAGAAGTCATTAGGCAATTTACGCATCCTGACTTGTTAATAATCGATGAGGTTGGCGTGCAGTTCGGCAGTGATGCTGAAAAGCTAATCATGTTCGAAATTATCAACACCAGATATGAATACATGAAGCCAACAATCCTGATTAGTAATCAGAGCAAAGATGAACTTTCGGCATTCATTGGTGAGCGTGTTATTGACAGGATGAATGATGGCGGAGGGTGCACTCTTGCGTTTACATGGGATAGTTACAGGAGCAGATCGTGACTGGAAAAGAAATCATCCTGGAATATCTGAAAACTCATGAACAATTCTCCCCACATGAATTAGCTCTGATCACCGGAATACCAAATAACAGAATCGCTCAAGCAGCAAGGCATATGGTGAAACAAGGGCATTTGAGTGTTGTTGAGCGTAAGTGGAAGATGGTTATTTATGCAAAGCGCAAAGTGAAGAAGGAGCCAATTAAAAGAAATCCAGATGGTACGGGGTGGGGATGTGCAAATCCAATGACGGCGTTTATTAATAGGGCGCTTATGGAGGTAAGGCAATGACCATCTACATCACTGAGCTAATAACAGGCCTGCTGGTAATCGCAGGCCTTTTTATTTGGGGGAGAGGGAATTGGAGGCTTTAAGAAATGAGTACGATAGCTTAGCTTGTCAGGGCTAATTTTCGTGAAGAGTTGGTGCGTTGGTATCGGTATCGTTCATCGTCCAGTTTGCCGATTGATGAGTTGTATGAGCATTCACCTGCTGCACTACGCTATCCGCGTGACCGTGTTCTTCGACGGTTGTCCAAACTCAACAATGAGTTTCAGCGCAACAGAATTATTCGGAGTCTGGATTTAAAGTAAAGGAGTGAGCATGACAAATCAGCAGCAAATAGAGTTCATCCTTGAGCAGATTCGAAAAATGCGAGAAAAGAACCAGCCAGACATGATGGAAATATGGAGACGCCAGCAGGAAGAATACCGCAAGCATATTTTTGGTGAGAGAAAACAGGATGACTGGAGCCTATATGGCTATGGCACCAGGACAAATAAAAACGGATATAGCCTTTACACATATTGAGGAATTCCATGAAACAGACAATTTTCCTCAGGAGTAAGCAACAACAGCAAGCCGCAATCACCGCCATCCTCGCAACACCACTCGATAAAGACAAGCCAGTTACCATCCGCATTACTGACTACAAGCGCAACCTTGACCAGAACGCAAAATTTCACGCGATGCTGGCGGATATCGCAAGTCAGGTTCAATGGTGCGGCAAATGGTTAAAACCAGAACAATGGAAGGTTTTGTTGATAAGCGGTCATGCAGTGGCAACAAAGCAGGAAGCTGATGTTTTGCCCGGGCTTGAAGGTGAATACGTCAACATTCGCGAAAGTAGCGCGCAGATGAGCGTGAAGCGCATGGCAAGCCTGATTGAGTACACGACAGCATGGGCTATTGGTCAGGGTGTCAGATTTACCGACAGGAGGTACGAATGAGACGACAGCGACGAAGTATCACCGACATAATCTGCGAAAACTGCAAATACCTTCCAACGAAACGCTCCAGAAATAAACGCAAGCCAATCCCAAAAGAATCTGACGTAAAAACCTTCAACTACACGGCTCACCTGTGGGATATCCGGTGGCTAAGACATCGTGCGAGGAAATGACAATGGATTATTCACAGTTAAGTGATTTTGAAATTAACGTGGCGGTATTCGAAGCCATTCATAACGGATCACCGGATTACAAAGAAGGTGAGAATGGCGATATGGTGTTTGTCTCATTTGAGGGAGACATTGTAAACGGAGACGCAGTTGAAGTAGAAGTTGAGCGCGGATCCTTTAACCCATGCGCAAACCCAGCAGACTCATGGCCGATTATTGAAAAATACAGGATTAGCATTATCAATCTCGATGAAGACGAGTGGGGTGCACGTGGTGTGGCCTACTGTAAATCTAAGCGAGCTATACATAAAAATCCCCTTCGCGCCGCCATGATTGTCTTTCTCATGATGCAGAGAATCCAATAATGCTTAGCCCATCCCAATCCCTTCAATACCAGAAAGAAAGCGTCGAGCGGGCTTTAACGTGCGCTAACTGCGGTCAGAAGCTGCATGTGCTGGAAGTTCACGTGTGTGAGCACTGCTGCGCAGAACTGATGAGCGATCCGAATAGCTCAATGTACGAGGAAGAAGACGATGAATGAGTTAATAAATGGCAATGCCATCAAAATGACAAGCATTGAAATCGCTGAGTTGGTGGGTAAGCGTCATGACAATGTGAAACGTACCATCGAAACGCTGGCTAAAAATGGTGTTATCCGGCTTCCTCAAATTGAGGTTTCCGAAAGAATCAATAACTTAGGGTTCAATGTTCAGTACGAGCATTACGTCTTCGAAGGCGAACAAGGTAAGCGAGATAGTATTGTTGTTGTTGCCCAGTTGTCGCCAGAGTTCACCGCTCGCCTTGTTGACCGCTGGCGAGAGCTTGAAGAAACTGCGGTTAATATCCCCAAAACGCTACCAGAAGCGTTGCGCCTTGCTGCTGATCTTGCTGAGCAGAAAATGCAACTGGAAAACCAGCTCGCAATTGCCGCACCTAAAGTTGAGTTTGCCGATCGCGTTGGCGAGGCCAGCGGAATTTTGATTGGAAACTTTGCAAAGGTTGTTGGAATTGGTCCAAACAAACTGTTTGCGTGGATGCGCGATCACAAAATCCTTATTGCTTCAGGTTCCCGGCGCAATGTGCCAATGCAGGAATATATGGAGCGCGGCTATTTCACAGTGAAAGAAACAGCGGTCAACACAAATCACGGAATACAGATATCGTTCACCACAAAAATCACCGGGCGTGGTCAACAGTGGCTGACCAGAAAGCTGCTCGATAACGGAATGCTGAAAGTAACAGGGGAGGCTGCTTAATGGCCAATCTACGCAAAGAAGCACGCGGCAGAGAATGTCAGGTACGTATTTACGGCGTATGCAATGGCAATCCTGAAACTACAGTTCTGGCACATTACCGGATGGCTGGAATTTGCGGAACGGGAATGAAACCTGACGACCTGATCGGCGCATGGGCTTGTAGCGACTGCCACGCGGAGATCGACCGACGCACCCATAACCTCGACAACAAAGACGCCAGACTTTACCACCTCGAAGGCGTGATCAGGACGCAGGCGATACTGCTGAAGGAGGGGAAGATTAAACCATGAACGAATATCAGTTTGTGCTTCCATACCCGCCGTCGCTGAATACCTACTGGAGAAGACGGGGAAGCCAATACTACATCAGCGATAAAGGCCAGAAATACCGAAAAGACGTTCAGAAAATCATCCGCCAACTTAAGTTAGACATTTTCACTAAATCACGACTCCGCATCAAAGTCATCGCAGACGCTCCAGACTCCCGCCGCCGCGACCTCGATAACATCCTGAAAGGTTTACTCGACTCACTTATCCATGCCGGATTTGCGGAAGACGACGAGCAATTCGATGACATTCGCGTAATTCGTGGTGTGAAAGTACCAGGTGGAAGGCTTGGAATAAAAATCACCGAACTGGAGAACGCATGAACGCCACAATTCAAACGATACCAGAGCTTCTTATCCAGACACGAGGCAATCAGACCGAAGTGGCGAGGATGCTTTCCTGCGCAAGAGGAACAGTGCTCAAGTACAACCGAGACAGAAAAGGCGAGCGTCACGTAATAGTTAACGGCGTCCTGATGGTCAAACAGGGCAAGAGGGGTAGACCATGAGACTCGAAAGCGTAGCTAAATTTCATTCGCCAAAAAGCCCGATGATGAGCGACTCACCACGGGCTACGGCTTCTGACTCTCTTTCCGGTACTGATGTGATGGCTGCTATGGGGATGGCGCAATCACAAGCCGGATTTGGAATGGCTGCGTTCTGTGGTAAGCACGAACTCAGCCAGAATGACAAACAAAAAGCCATCAACTATCTGATGCAATTTGCACACAAGGTATCGGGGAAATACCGTGGCGTTGCAAAGCTTGAAGGAAATACTAAGGCAAAGGTACTGCAAGTGCTCGCAACATTCGCTTATGCGGATTATTGCCGTAGTGCCGCGACGCCGGGAGCAAGGTGCAGAGATTGCCACGGTACAGGCCGTGCGGTTGATATATCAAAAACAGAGCTGTGGGGGAGAGTTGTTGAGAAAGAATGCGGAAGATGCAAAGGTGTCGGCTATTCAAGAATGCCAGCAAGCGCCGCATATCGCGCTGTGACGATGCTAATACCCAACCTTACCCAACCAACCTGGTCACGCACTGTTAAGCCGCTGTATGACGCTCTGGTGGTGCAATGCCACAAGGAAGAGTCAATCGCAGACAACATTTTGAATGCGGTCACACGTTAGCAGCATGATTGCCACGGATGGCAACATATTAACGGCATGATATTGACTTTTTGAATAAAGTTGGGTAAATTTGACCCAACGATGGGTTAATGCCTTCGTTTAAAGCCCCGCGGATAACACCGTGGGGCTTTTGCGTTTCTGGAGGTAACGGCGAGGCGCTACCCTCGCCTTAACATTAAGGGAGGGTTTTCATTACGCTATCAATCTCCCTTCCTTCAAATCTTGAAGTCCAGCCGCAGGAGCCGCAATGGTAAGGAAAGTCATCGAACCCGCTACCGACCTGTTTAAGACAGTTGGGGCAATAAACCGCGCTGATATACCCACCCGCGGGATTTTTTCTAAAGGCCGCACCCATGTGCTCGACAAACTCATCCTTTGCCCGATAAGCCGCTATTTCCTTCTCAAGTTCTACGTTCTTGGCTTTCGCCTCGGCAAGTTCTGCTATGGTGGCAGCATGGGCTTTTTGAAGTACGTCGATCTGCTCTCCAATGAAAGCGATGCGCTCGCGCAGGACCTCGTTACTTTGCACAGCAGAAAGCGCGCCGATCCCGTTTTTAAGGGACGCGATAAGTAATCCTACATCCATGGTCATTCCCTAATTGTCTGTGGAATGACCAATTTAGCAATTTCCTTTATCTGTGGAAAGCAGGGAAACCACGCGCCGGGCGTGGATAAATATCCCGGTATTGAATCGACTGTTGGCTGCCGCTTGGCGGCCTTTTTCATTTCAGGCTCACGGGAATCATCCGCTACGTGCTTTGTTGATAAATCCATCCCGTGAAGCCTGACCCTTTTCAAACACACACACACAGCGCCATCCGAAAAATCGGAGGTGAGGCCTATGAAAATGCCATACAAACAAGATTTCATCGCTGCGCTACTTGCCGCCAAGGAGCAGGGTATTGGTGCAATGCTGGCTTTTATCATGGCGTATCTGCGTGGTCGCTATAACGGCGGCGCGGTAACAAAAACGCTAATTGATGCGCTGATGTGCGCGATGATTGCCTGGTTCGTTCGTGACCTTCTGGACTTTATCGGCCTGAGCAGCAACCTCGCCTACATAGCCAGCGTCTTTATTGGATACATCGGCACCGATTCGATCGGCAATCTTATTAAAAAACTTGCAGCAAAAAAGGCGGGAGTTGACGATGCAAACCAGTCCTGACGGAATTGCTCTGATAAAAAAATTTGAAGGTTGTCGGCTGACTGCTTACCCCGACCCCGGAACGGGAGATGCGCCGTGGACCATCGGCTATGGCTGGACCCATCCGGTTGACGGAAAGCCAGTAAAGCGCGGTATGACTATCGACCAGCAAACCGCTGACAGGCTTCTGAAAACAGGGCTTGTTGGTTATGAGAATGACGTGCTGAAAGTTGTCAGGGTGAAGCTGACACAAGGCCAGTTCGACGCACTGGTGTCGTTCGCTTACAACGTTGGGTCGCGTGCTCTTTCCACATCTACACTGCTGAAAAAGCTGAATGCTGGCGATATAAAAGGCGCGGCAGATGAATTTCTGCGCTGGAATAAATCAGGCGGAAAGGTGATGCCGGGGCTCACGAATCGCCGCAAGGCAGAGCGAGCTCTGTTCCTGTCATGATTAGCGCACTGGTTAAGCGTTACTGGCTGCAGTTGCTGGTGCTGGCGTTAATCGGCGCACTGGCTTTCTTCGTGAACCACTACCGCGACAACGCCATCACTTACAGAGACCAGCGCGATAAGGCCACTGAGAAACTCCTCCTGGCGACCGCCACCATTAAAGACATGCAGACCCGCCAGCGTGATGTCGCTGCACTGGATGCCAAATACACCGGAGAACTGGCTGATGCGAAAGAAACCATTGAGCGTCTGCATAGCGATGTCATTGCTGGCCGTAAGCGGCTGCAAGTCGCCGCCACCTGTGCAAAGTCAACGACCGGAGCCAGCAGCATGGGCGATGGAGAAAGCCCAAGACTTACAGCAGATGCTGAACTCAATTATTACCGTCTACGAAGTGGAATCGACAAGATAACCGCGCAGGTTAACTACCTGCAGGAATACATCAGGACGCAATGCCTGAAATAATTTTTTTTGCAAATCACAAAGTCAATTTAATGAGCCTCGCGATGCGGGGTTTTTTTTACATCTGAATTTCACAGCGCATCTCACGCGCATATTACATCACCCGAGCCTTTCAGAAAGTTGAGCCTGAGAACTGCCGTATATGGTGGCGACCATCTCGGGGCGGCTTTTCTGTGAGACAGGCTCACTTTCTAAAAGGTAAAGACGCTATGAATAATCCGTCAGTTATTCCGGCCTTCGACTTCCGCGAAATGGTCACGACCCTCGACAACAAGATAATCACCACATCACTCAAGGTGGCGGATTACTTTGGCAAGCGACACAAAGACGTTTTGCGTGCCATACGTAACCTGAAATGCTCCGATGACTTCACCCAGCGCAATTTTGCGCCCATTGATTTCATTGATAAAAATGGCGATGTTCAGCCTATGTATAACATCACCCGCGACGGATGCATGATGCTAGTGATGGGATTCACTGGCAAAACAGCTGCCGCAGTGAAGGAGTGTTACATCAATGCCTTCAACTGGATGGCCGAGCAGCTAAACCGGCGCATGGCGATGGGTGAAGAATTGCAGCATCGCTACGCCATCAAAGAAACGCGCTCAAAGCTGAAAGGCACGATCGGAAGCCGTTTGATGAACGAGCGGAAGAAAGAGAAGCGCGTCCTGGAGCTCGAACATGAGCACATCATGCAGGTAACGCAGCCGGAATTACTTATTGGCTGAACGCGGCATTACAGAAGCCCTTCATTGAGGGGCTTCGATAATGGAGCACTGGAATTATTCATGAACAGACCACACCCACCAGCGCATTTTACGATGCCACCTGACCCGAAGCCGTACATCAGCATTATGCCCGCTAATGACGTTGGCGAGTGGCTGAATCAGCACATCCTGAGCGATGAGGGTGACCTCTACAACCATGACCACCAGCATTTGCTTGAAGCGGATCTGTGCTTTCTCTGGGCATCGAACGCTTTCGAGAAGAAAGGGCGTTCCGTGCTGGGGCAGGCGGAAGAAGTGGCAATGCGGGCCGGAGGCTGGCAGAAAGCGCGGATGGAGCAGCAGATGTATGAATGGTTCGGCAGGGTGCCGCAGTTCATCATCACGCTGGCCGCCGATTACTGCTCGCAATGTTCCGATCTGGAATTCTGCGCGCTGATAGAGCACGAGCTTTATCACATCTGCCAAGCGACAGATGAATTTGGTGCGCCGAAGTTCACGCAGGAAGGGCAGCCAAAGCTGAAGCTGCGCGGCCATGACGTGGAAGAGTTTGTGGGCGTGGTTCGCCGTTACGGTGCAAGCCGGGACGTGCAGGAAATGATTGATGCGGCGAATCAGCCAGCGGAGGTTGCTCATCTCGATATTGCCAGAGCGTGCGGGACGTGCATGTTAAAGCTGGCGTGAATTCTAGACTGGTATGGACGGATGGTGAAATATGGCTGCTTTAAAACCGGAAGTAAAAGCCTTCATCATTCAATCGCTTGCGTGCTTTGATACTCCTTCTCAAGTTGTCGAATCCGTCAAGAAAGAGTTTGGGTTAACTATTTCTCGCCAGCAAGCCGAAGCACACGACCCAACCAAGGCTAGTAGCAAAGGTTTAGCCAAAAAGTGGATCGAGATGTTCCACGCGACGCGCAAACGGTTCCTGACCGAAACCAGCGACATTCCGATCGCGAACAAATCCTATCGCCTCCGCGTGCTTGACCGTATGGCAACCAAAACCGAGGGGATGAAAAACTTCTCCCTGACGGCGCAGCTCATTGAGCAGGCCGCGAAAGAGGTTGGCGATGCATACACCAATAAGCTGAAGGTTGAGAGCACTGGCAAGGATGGCGGCCCGATCAAGACCGAGACGACCAACCTCACCGCAGATCAGGCCGCAGAGATTTACCGCAAGATGATGGGGTGATCATGCCTCTTCCGTTTGAATTCGATTTCAGAAACCCTGATTACCAGATGGTTTTTGAATGGCGGATGGAGCGCTTACAGCGCATTCGCCAGAACCCTGAAATGCTGCCAGCGCTAAAGCAGTTTTACCGCACCAACCCGGCACAGTTCATCATCGACTGGGGGATGACTACTGACCCGCGTAACATCGATTATGGCCTGCCGGTCACCATCCCTTTTCTGCTGTTCCCGAAACAGGAAGAGTGGATTCACTGGATCATGGAGCGGCGCGAACGACTGGAGAACGGCATCACCGAAAAGAGCCGCGAAATGGGGCTCAGCTGGACGGCGATCGGGCTGGCCTGTTCGCTCTGCCTCTTCAACAAAGAAATGGTCATCGGCTTCGGCTCCCGTAAAGAGGAATACGTCGACAGCACCGGAGACCCGAAGGCGCTGTTCTGGAAGGCGCGCAAGTTCGTGGAAACGCTGCCCATCGAGTTTCGTGGTTCGTGGGACGAGAAGAAGCATGCGCCGTATATGCGCGTTGAGTTTCCCGATACTGGCGCGGTTATCAAAGGCGAGGCTGGCGACAATATCGGACGTGGTGACCGTACCACGCTCTACCTGGTGGATGAAGCTGCATTCCTCCAGCGTCCTCTGTTGATTGATGCGGCGCTGTCGCAAACCACCCGTTGCCGTATTGACCTGAGCTCGGTTAATGGCATGGCGAACCCGTTCGCGCAGAAGCGCCACGGCGGAAAAATACCAGTATTCACGTTCCACTGGCGGGATGATCCTCGCAAGGATGAAGAGTGGTATCGCAGGGAGTGCGAGAAAATCGACAATCCGGTGGTGGTGGCGCAGGAACTTGACCTGAACTACAGCGCATCTGCGGAAGGCGTCCTGATCCCGTCCGACTGGGTACAGGCTGCCGTCGACGCGCATATCAAACTTGGTATTCAGCCAACGGGCAAGCGACTGGGCGCGATGGACGTCGCCGACGAAGGCCGGGACAAAAACGCCTTTTCGACCCGTCACGGCTTCCTTCTGGAGAACGTGCGTGAATGGTCCGGCGTTGGCAGCGACATTTACCAGTCCGTTGAGAAGGTCTTCGGCTTTTGCGAACAGGACAACCTCGAAGAATTTCGCTTCGACGAGGACGGCCTGGGCGCTGGCGTTCGCGGCGATGCACGCGCCATCAACGAACTGCGTAACGCTGCGCGCCGACCGTCAATACTCGCCACACCGTTTCGCGGTAGCGGCGCGGTGTTTGATCCGGACGACGAAGCGGTGCGCGGCGACAACGGACAGGCCGCCCGCCTGAATAAGGACTTCTTCGCTAACGCCAAGGCCCAGAGCTGGTGGCATTTACGCAAGCTTTTCCAGAACACCTATCGCGCCGTGGTTGAGGGCATGGCCTACAACCCGGACGAAATCATCTCAATCAGCAGCGCCATGGCGAGCAAAGACAAACTCATCATCGAGCTGTCGCAGCCGACCTACTCCATTAATGGCGTGGGGAAAATCGTTGTTGATAAACAGCCTGATGGCACCAAGTCGCCGAACCTCGCCGACTCGGTGATGATCAGCTACGCGCCAATGAATTCAGCCCTGAACATCTGGGAGCTGCTAGGGAGACAGGCCTGATGGCACGAAACAAGCAATCCTCTCAGCGAACGGCACAGCCCACCGCTGACGGCTACGAGAACTTCGTCGCCCGCGTTGGGATGCAGACGCCTAACCAGCATTCAGCATCGACCTACCGGGCGAACTCCACCAGCCGCAACCGCATGCTGGTGGAATGGTCATATCGCGGTTCGTGGGTTATCGGTGAAGCGGTCGACGCTATCCCGGACGATATGACCCGAAAGGGCATTCGCATCACTTCGGAGATTGACGCCAAAGACCGTGGCACCCTCGAAGCGCAACTGGATGAGTTGCAGATCTGGGATGCGCTGAACGACGTGCTGAAATGGTCGCGCCTCTACGGCGGCGCGGTCGGCTTCATCATGATCGAGGGGCAAGCACCAATGACCCCGCTGCGACTCGAAACCATTGGCGAGGGCAAGTTTAAGGGCATTCTCCCGCTCGACCGCTGGATGATTAACCCGGTGCTGACACGCCGCATTAAAGAGATGGGGCCGGACCTCGGCAAGCCTGAGTTTTACGACGTGGTGACCACCGCAACGGGCATTCCGGCCTGGCGCATCCATCACAGCCGCCTGATCCGCTTTGATGGCGTCACGCTGCCATTCCAGCAGAAGATGACCGAAAACGAATGGGGAATGTCGGTTGTAGAGCGTATCTGGGATCGGCTTACTGCGTTCGATAGCGCTACTGTCGGCGCGGCGCAGCTGGTCTATAAAGCGCATCTGCGTACCTATAGCGTGGAGAAGTTGCGCGAGCTTATCGCGCTTGGAGGCCCGGCGTTCGAAGCGTTGCTGAAGAACATCGACCTGATCCGCCAGTTCCAGAGCAATGAAGGTATGACGCTCATGGACTCGCGGGATAAGTTCGAAACCCACCAGTACAGCTTTAGTGGTCTGGATGACATTCTTTCGCAGTTTGCTGAGCAGATCAGCGGTGCCGTTGGTATCCCGCTGGTACGCCTGTTCGGTCAATCCCCGAAAGGCTTCTCTACTGGTGATGCAGACCTCGCCAACTATTACGACCGGGTGAGCTCATTGCAGGAGCGCCGCTTACGGCTGCCGATGCGCCGGATACTGGACATTATGCACCGCTCGGAACTCGGAAAGCCGCTGCCGGAAGATTTCACGTTTGAGTTTAACCCGCTATGGCAAATGTCAGACGTTGACCGATCAACGGTGGCCGTAAACACCACCAACGCGATCAGTACCGCGCTGGGCGACGGATTGATGACGCGTAAGGCGGCGATGACCGACCTGCGCGAAAACTCTGACGTCACCGGCATCGGGGCATCCATTACCGACGAGGATATCGAGAATGCCGAAGACGAAGCGCCGCCAGGCATCGGCGAACTTGGCGACAAACCGCCAGAGTCGCCAGGCGGAGATCCGATATCGAACGAGCCTACGGCAGATAGCGCGGGCGGTCGGGGATATCGTAAATGGGCGCTACGATGGTTCAAACGATAGCGTCACCGAAATAATGGATGCGCTGGAGCGCTACAGCGAAATCATCACCCCCTGGGCGACGAAGGTTGCTGAGAACTTCACCGCAGACATAGCGCGCCAGAATGAAAAGCAGTGGCGTCAGCACAGCCGGAACATCAGCGCAGAGCTGCGCAACATGGTTGACCGCGCCCCGGTAGGCCAGGTGATGAAATCCATCGTCGCCGAGCAAATTAAGTACATCAAATCTCTGCCTCTTGAGGCCGCCGATCGGGTGTATGACATTCAGAACAAGGCCATCGAGGCTGTAGTAACTGGTGGCCGCGCTGAGCCATTCGCGAAAGAGATAGCTGCTTCCGGTGACGTGTCACGCTCACGAGCGAACCTTATCGCCCGGACTGAGCTTGGGCGCGCAACCGGCGCGCTGGATCAGGCGCGTGCGCTGTCAATCGGCTCGAATGGTTATATCTGGCGTACAGCCGAAGATGGCGACGTCCGGCATTCTCATCGAGAGATGGAAGGGAAGTTTGTCGAATGGGGCCGACCTCCAACGCTTGACGGCATGACCGGTCACGCTGGCGAGCTCCCGAACTGCCGCTGTTACAAAGAAATCGTCTTCCCCAACCCTCATTCTTATCTCGCCTGAATCGCAGGTAAACCATGAAATATTTTTTCAATACCCGGCTGGGGGAAACCCGTTATCAGCTGGCTGACGGCTCGCTGCTGTGCAAAGACGTGCCGATAGGTCGAACGGGTAAGCAGCTTTACGGCGCTGCCGATCTGCCAAACCTCAAACCCGATAAGTTCGGTGAAATAGTCGTAACGCGCTCTCCTGAGCAGGTATTCCATCCGGCCACGCTCGCCTCATTCGAAGGGATGAGCATCACGATCCTGCATCCTGAAGATGAAAACGGAAATGTGCGGCTGGTCAACCCCGAGAACTGGAAAGAGCTTGCGGTCGGGCATCTTCAGAACGTTCGGCGCGGGACTGGTGATCAGTCTGATTTGATGCTGGCTGACCTTATCGTCAAAGACGAAAACGCCATTCAGCTTATCGAAGATGGCCTGCGTGAAGTGTCGTGCGGCTATGACGCGGAGTACGAGCAGACCGAGCCAGGTAAAGCCGAGCAGGTCGATATTACCGGAAACCATGTGGCTCTTGTCCCCAAAGGCAGAGCCGGAAATCGTTGTGCAATTGGAGACAGAGACACAATGGCAAATCAAAAGAAAAGCTGGTGGACCCGCATGCGCACGGCCATCAAAACGGGTGACGCTGACACCATGAACGAACTGCTGGACTCTGCGCCAGCGGCGGTAACGGGTGACGAAGGGGATCTGCCGAGCGGCGTTAACCTCAACATTAACCTTTCACCGCAGCAACCATTGCCGGACAAAAAGCCGGAAATGGGCGGAGAGCCAACCGGCGACGGCGAGGACGATATCAAAACCTTGCTCAAAGCCCTGCTGGCTAAGCTCGAAGGAACTGCGACGGGCGATAACGACAATAAGCCTGACGATAATCCGACCGGTGACGGCGAGGACGATGAAGAAGAAACCACGATTACTGGTGACGCTGCTTATCGTGCCGAAGTTATCGTCCCGGGTATCGATCTGAGCCGTAAGGTGAAACCGACCGCGTTCAAACGTGATGTGCTGGCTGCCGCTGACAAAACACTGGTTCGCCAGGTTGTCGGTGATGCGGATATCCGCAAATTGCCCAAGCAATCGGTAGATATGGCGTTTAACGCCGTGTCAGAGATTGCCAAAGGGCGAAACACCCGCAGCACCACGGGCGATGCACAACGTCCAAATATGGGCATGACCAGCATCGCTTCCCTGAACAAACAAAACGCCGACTTCTGGTCTAACCGCAAAGGATAATCCAATGACTGCATATTTGTACCGGATGCCTGTTGGCATTGCCGGGGCTATCTCTCGCCCGCAGGACTTAACCGTCGAACCGGTGATCCTTAAATCCGCTAACGCCTTCGCTGCCTATGGTCTGGCTGGCAAATATGACGCTGACGGCTTTTTCGTGCCGCTGGCGGACGGTGACACCGCCGACAAGGTGAAGGGGATCTACGTTCGTCCGTATCCGACCACATCGCAGCCAGACATGGTTCGCCAGGTGGGGACGGATAAGAACTTCCCGGGTGACGCCATGAAGCGTGGCTACATGACCGTTAATCTCGGTTCTGATTTTGATGCCAGCACCATCAAAAAAGGCGACCCGGTATACGTTGTCGTCTCCACTGATGAATCCATCAAAGTGCCGCTGGGCGGCTTCATGTCCACGTCCGTCAGTGGCAAAAACGTGGCGCTGACCAACGCCGAATTCACAGGGGCCGGTGACGCTAACGGCAATGCAGAAATCTCCTGGAAGATTTAAGGAACAGACGAATGATTACTTTTGATCAGGCAACCGTTGATAGCTCTGGTGCCTTTCTCATCGGGGAGCTGGAGCGACTCGACCAGACGCTGAACCTGCCGCTGGTGGGTTACACCTGGACCCGCGATATTCAGCTGCGTGAAGACGTTTCTATCGCAGATGACATTTCCAGCTGGACTAACACCAGTTTTGGCGCTGCTGGTACTGGCGCAAATCCGAATGGTAAAAACTGGGTAGGCAAAGACTCCACCGCTATTGCTGGCGTGAACGTGGATATCAGCAAAGACGGCAATCCACTGAACCTCTGGGGTATGGAACTGGGCTGGACCGTTGTAGAGCTGGCAGCTGCTCAGCAGGTAGGCCGCCCGATTGATACCCAGAAGTACGACGGGATGCAGCTCAAATGGCAGATGGACAACGACGAGCAGGTTTACATCGGTGATGACGCACTCGGCCTGAAAGGTCTGGCAAACCTCGTCGGTGTGACGCTGAACAACGCGCCGAAGACCTGGGCGAACTCAACCAACGACGAGATCCTCGATAGCGTGAACAGCATTCTGTCTAATGCCTGGGCAGCATCCGGTTATTCCATCGTGCCTTCTGATCTGCGCATTCCGCCAGAGCAGTATTCACTGCTGGCGAGCCGTAAGGTTTCCGAAGCGGGTAACCAGTCACTGCTGACCTATCTGGCTGTGAACACTATCGCTTTCCACCAGAACGGCGTTCCGCTTGAAATCAAAGCGGTCAAATGGCTGAAAGGGCGTGGGGTTGGCGGTAAAGACCGTATGATCGCCTACACCAACGACAAGAAATACGTGCGCTATCCGCTGGTGCCGTTGCAGAGCGTTCCTGTCCAGTATCGCGGTATGTATCAGATTGCGACCTACTACGGCAAGCTCGGTGCGGTTGAGCCAGTGTACAAAGAAACCCTGTCCTACGTGGACGGTATCTGATAACCAGAACGGCCCCGAAAGGGGCCAGAAGGGAACTGAAAATGGCGAAAGAAAAGCTGGTTACCATCCATGTTCACACCCCGTTTACGCTGACGCTCGGCGATCAGTCAAAAAGGGAGTTTGGCCGGGGACGGCATAACGTACCGGAAGAGGTCGCGTCGCACTGGTTCACCCAGGCGCACTCCGAGCTTTCCGAAAGCGTGATTAGCGACACCGATGATCTGCAACCCATTATCGACAGCCTGCAAGCGCAGATTGCCGACAAAGATAAGCAGATTGTCGATAAAGATCAGCTGATTGCCGATCTGAAAGAAGCGCTGCTCAAGCTGCAAGAGCAGAACGACAGCCTGCAAGCGCAGATTGCTGCCGCCCAGACTGGCGGTAATGGGGCAAAAGATGCCAAAGAATCAAAGCCTGCCAACAGTAAGTGATTTTCGCCGCGACTTCCCGCAGTTTGCTGACCCTGCCAAATATCCCGAAGCGCAAATCGAGTTTCGTCTGAATCTGGCCGATGTGCTGCTAAGCGAAAAGGTCACCGGCAAAAAGTTGTTTCCGTATTTTGCCGATTTGTTCGTTGCGCACTACATGACGCTTTGGGCGGCAGATAGCCGGGCGATGCTGGTTGGCGGCCCGGGCGGTTCAACCAATGGTGTTCAGTCCTCTAAGTCCGTTGACAAGGTAAGCGTCAGCTATGACACCAGCGCGACGCTAAACCCTGACGCAGGCTTCTGGAATAACACCCGATATGGCGCTGAATTTTATCAGCTGATCACGATGTTTGGTGCGGGCGGTCGCCAGCTATGAGTTTCAAAAGCGGTGTGACAACGAGGGTGGATAACGCTCAGGCCATTCTGGATGCGCTCAAATCCATCGGTAAAAAAGAAGTGCTGGTGGGCATCCCGGAAGAAGACAGCGAGCGTGAGGATGTTCCGTTTGGTAATGCCGGGATCGGTTACGTCAACGAATACGGCTCACCAGCGCAAAACATCCCCCCACGCCCGCACCTGATCCCCGGCGTTAAATCGGTAGAGGAACAGACAGTGCCGCAGCTTAAAGCAGCGGCGCAGGCTGCGCTTGATGGTAATGCGGCGGGTGCGGAAAGATCGCTCAACCGCGCCGGAACGCTGGCCGCTAATGGCGTCAGGCGTTACATGACTATTACCGGCTTTACGCCGCTTGCTGACAGCACTGTTGAAGCCCGGGCTCGTCGGGGGCGCAAGGGGGCAACACTGGAACTTGCCCGGCGTGTTGCTGGCGAGCTCCCCGGAACCGATCTGGTGAAACCATTAATTGACACCGGGCAATATCGCAGAGCCATTACCCACGTTGTGAGGGATAAAGATGCCGAATCTTGATGTGACGGACGTACTTTTTGACCCCGATTTTTGCGACTTCAACCTGTGGGTAACGCGTCGCGTGCAAACGGTGGACGATGACGGGATCGGCAGCGACAGTGAAGTTAAAACGCAGTTTGCCGGAGACGTAACTGTTGATCGCTCTCTGGAAAACCGTCGTATGCAGGCCGGGCAGGTAATCAGTGGTGCAATTCTGATTGTGACGACTGAGCGACTGACGCAGGGACAGACTGGCCGTGATGCCGATATCGTGACGTATCAGGGCCGTGATTATCGTGTGACTTTCGTCGACCCGTATACAGCGTATGGTGCCGGATTCGTTCAGGCGCATTGTGAGTTGCTGCCGTTTGATGGGGGAATTCCGGTTGAGCAATAACACCAGCACAGAGCGCGGCTGGCTGATACCAACCAGTGGCGATCCGGATTATGACGAAGCGCTCGACAGGCTGTTAAGCCAGTGGATGCGTAACGTTTCCGGCTTGCCGTCTGGAATGGTTCGTCCGCGCTGGCAGAAAAATCAGCCGCCACTGCCACCCGTTGAAACGAACTGGTGCGCGTTTGGCGTTACCGGGTTGCTCATTGATAACAACCCTGCATTCACCGGGCAGACTGAAGAGGGCGCTCAGCTCTGGAGGCATGAAACGTTCGAGTGCATGGCGTCGTTCTATGGTCCGGCTGGTATGTCTTATGCGTCCCGTTTTCGCGATGGTATATCTGTCCCGCAAAACAATGCTGAGCTGAACGCGCTTGGTTTATCCCTTGGCGACTATACCGCTCTGACCCCTTTCCCCGAACTTATCAACCAGCAATGGGTTCGCCGTTACGACATGACGGTGCGACTGCGCCGGAAGGTTGTCCGCGAGTATGGCATCAAATCGCTGGTGGAAGTGCCAGTCACCTTTTTTGGAGAATAAACTATGACGCAGGGCTTACCTGTATCCAACGTTGTAAACGTTGATGTGATCATCTCGCCGAAAGCGGCTACTGGTCGTAACTTCGGCGCATTGCTAATCCTTGGCTCTTCCACTGTCATTCCGGTGACAGAACGTACTCGCCTATATGCTTCCGTTGAGGACATTGGCGAAGACTTCGGTGTCGACAGCCCGGAATATGAAGCGGCGCAGGTTTTCTTCAGCCAGTCGCCGAAGCCGACGCAGGTTTATGTTGGCCGCTGGGCGAAGACGCTGACTTCTTCCGAAGGTGGAAGCGTGGAAACCATTGTGCAAGCTGTTAATGCCTGCCTGCAATATACCAACTGGTATGGGCTGGTTGTCGCTGATGAAGTTGCTGATGGCGGTGATGTGCTTGATGCTGACGACGTGATTGAGGTTGCTAAACTCATCGAAGCGTCCAGTCTTAGCCGCATTTTCGGGGTAACCTCTGCCGACGCCGAGATTATCAGCACGACTTCGACGACCGATGTTGCGTCGAAATTAAAGGCTGGCAAGTATGCCCGTACCTTTATTCAATATTCCACCAGCAGCCCTTATGCAGCGGTTTCAGCTTTCGGTCGCGCGTTTACTGTCAATTTCAACGGCAGCAATACCACCATTACCCTGAAATTCAAACAGGAACCGAGCGTAACCTACGAAACGCTGACGGTAGGCCAGGCGGCGGCTGTGGATGCGAAGAATGCGAACGTGTTCGTGTACTACGCCAACGACACGGCGATCCTGCAACAGGGTGTCATGGCGAACGGTGACTTCTTCGACGAGCGCCACGGGCTCGACTGGTTGCAGAACTACGTTCAGACCAATCTCTATAACCTGCTTTACACCAGCACCACCAAAATTCCGCAGACTGACGCCGGTGTGACCCGTCTGCTTTCCAACGTTGAACAGTCCATGGATCAGTCCGTCACGAACGGTCTGGTAGCGGCTGGCGTGTGGAATGGTGGCCCTATCGGACAGCTGAATTCCGGCGATACGCTGACCAAAGGTTATTACGTGTATGCGCAACCTCTGTCCGAACAGGCGCAGGCCGACCGCGAAGCGCGCAAAGCACCGTTAATCCAGGTGGCCTGTAAGCTGGCTGGCGCAGTTCATTATGCCGATGTGCAGATCAACGTGGTTCGCTAAGGAGCGATAAATGGCAACTTATTCTTTTCTTGATGTAACCGCGTCGCTCACCGGGCCGACCGGCGTTATCGATCTTGGTCAGGGTTCTGCGAACTCTGAGGAAGGTATCACCCAGACCATGGGCGGCAACAAAAACACCATGACCATCGGTGCCGATGGCGAGGTGATGCACAGCCTGCACGCCGATAAGTCAGGCACCATTACGGTGACGCTACTCAAAACCTCCCCGGTGAATAAAAAGCTGTCTCTGGCGTATAACGCGCAAAGCCAGTCCTCTGCCACCTGGGGCAATAACGTGATCGTCATTCGCAACACGGCATCGGGTGATATTTCTACTGCGCGTTCGTGTGCATTCCAGAAACAGCCTGATTTCAATAACGCCAAAGAGGGCGGTACTGTTTCCTGGGTGTTCGACTGCGGCAAGATTGACCAGCTGCTCGGGGAGTTTTAACGCATGGAATTCGAAATTAAAGGCGTGAAATATCGCACCGCAAAGCTCAGCGTTTTCGAACAGCTGAAGGTGTCCCGCAAGCTGTTGCCGGTGCTGGCCGGGATGGTTTCTGACTTTCGGAGCGTTCAGGAGAAGATCAGCAGCAAAGACACCGAAGGCGCGATGGCTACCATCCTGCCAAAGATTGCCAATGCTGTGTCCGATCTGAGCGATGGCGACGTGGACGCTATCCTGTTCCCCTGCCTTTCCGTTGTTTCACGCGAGCACATGAAAGGCTGGGTGCCGGTCTGCCAGCATGGCGAAATGGCGTTTGACGATATCGACCTGCTGACCATGCTGCAACTGGTGGCGCGGGTGGTCGCCGACTCGCTGGGAAATTTTTTGCAAGGACTCCCTACCAGCGAGACGCCTACCCCGCCAGCGGAATAACCTTCAACAGCCTGCCGGGCGGTGAAGATTTTATTCTTCGTCCGGCGCTTGCCTTCCATATTGACCAGAAAGACCTTAACAGCGGTGCGGTAGACCTCTGCCGCATCGCGCTTCTCAATGACTACCTCGACATGCGCGAGGATAACGACGCCCGGGTAGATAAATGGAGAGCGGCCAATGAGCGGTAACGCAGATACGATTAAAGACTTCCTTGTTTCGCTGGGATTCGATATCGATCAGGCTGGCGCTAATAAGTTTGAAGCCGTGCTGAAAGGCGTTACCGCGAACGTTCTGAAGGTCGGCGCGGTGGTGGAAGGCGCAGCGCTGAGCATTGTCGGATTTACCACCCAGATCGCGAATGGTCTGGATAAAATTTACTGGGCATCCCAGCGGACGGGGGCCAGCGTCCAGGGCATCAAAGCGCTGGGCTATGCCGCATCGCAAACCGGTGCCAGCGCTGAGTCGGCCATGTCCTCCCTCGAAGGGCTGGCTGGCTTTATGCGTAGCAATCCGGGGGCGGAAGGGTTCCTGAACCGTCTTGGTGTCCAGACCCGCGATGCCAGCGGAAAGATGCGTGATACTGCTGCCATCTTTACTGGCGTTGGGCAAAAGCTCAACAACATGCCGTATTACCGCGCGAAGCAATACGCGCAGATGCTCGGCATCGATGAAAACACGCTGATGGCGATGCGGCGCGGCATGAATGGCTTTACCGCCGATTACCAGTCGATGCTGCAAAAGACGGGTTTCAACGCTGATAAAGCGGCTGTTCAGTCCAATAAATTCATGACCTCCATGCGCGGGCTTACGTCGCTGTTCGGCATTATGCGGGACAAGATCGGCTCAAATCTCGCTGGTGGTCTGGCTGGTTCGCTGGACAGCCTGCGGCGGCGCATCCTCGACAATTTCCCGAAGATTGAAGAGACGCTGACAAAAGTTGTTAAGGGCGTGATCTGGCTTGCAAACGCATTCACGAGAATGGCGTGGCGGCTGATACAGGGCGCTGGCTCTGTCATTGACTGGTGGAAGCGTCTGGATGATGGCAGTAAAAATCTGCTGAAAATATTCGGTGCTCTTCTGGTCGCATGGCGTCTGCTTAATTCTGCGTTCCTGAAATCCCCTATTGGCCTGATCACCACGCTGATTCTGGCGATCGGATTACTCTATGACGATTACCAGACGTGGAAAGAGGGGGGCAAAAGCCTGATTGACTGGAGCAAGTGGAAGCCAGCAATAGAAAAGGCGAAAAAGGCAATTCTCTGGCTGCGCGATAAGCTGCTGGGGCTAAAAGATTCTGTCGGTGGGTGGCAGAGCTCGCTGGAAATTTTGGCTACCTTCATCGCAGGGGTATGGGTAACAAAAGTATTAGGAGCATTCGCAAAAATATCCGGTCTTCCGATACCTCCATGGCTTAAATTATGGGGAGTGTATGCTGGTTACCTGGTTTCAGATCGTGAAAACATAAAAGCCAGTGCTAAATCATCTTTGGACTATACCAAAAGGAACATTGGTGATGCTCTTGCTACGGTTGGCATCAAAACCGACCTTGGGCGAAAAGATGTTAGCGAGGTAAGAGAATGGCCCGCATGGATGGATTGGCTGCATGGTGGCCCAGGTAAGATTATTCGTCAGGCGCAAAGCAATGGCGTCGTTTATGGCGATAATGTTCAGCCTGACATTCCCGGGGCGGAACAGCATGTTCGTAGTAATGAAATTGCCCCGCATGAAAGAGATGAAATAAAAAACCGACAGCAGGCTGCTAATGGTTATCTTGAAAAGATCTCAGACGGGATTGCCAAAATCGGTAATTTACTTTTCTCACCGGCTGGTGCTGCTGAAATCTCTCCAAATATATCGGGTGACCCCTCCCAGTTTGCGCAATCAGTTAAACGCCCACAAGCCACAGCGCAGGGCAAGGTTTTGCTCGACTGGATGGGGCCAATGTTCAATAAACTGGAGTCGCTTTATCAGTTGCCTGCTGGTCTGTTGAAAAGCGTGGCGATCACCGAGTCGGGTGGTAATCAGTTCGCCATATCCGGCGCAGGCGCGAAAGGACTGTTTCAGTTTATGGATGGCACGGCGCGCGACATGGGCCTTCGCGGAAACGATGTATTCGACCCGCAAAAGTCAGCTCAGGCCGCAGCTAAGTACCTCAGCCAGCTGTTGCGGCAGAACGGTGGAGACCTTAGCAAAGCACTGGCATCATATAACTGGGGGATCGGGAATGTTAAGCGCTATGGCATGGGGTTAATGCCGCAGGAAACGCGTAACTACATTCCGAAAGTAATGAGCAACATGCCCACCAGCGCCCCGGTGATTCAGCAGGAAACGAATATTAACATCCACGGCGTTTCCGATCCGCGCGAGGCTGCCCGTTTGACTGTTGATCGTCAAAAGGGCGTGAATTCACAGTTAACCCAGCAACTCCCCGCAGGACCGAGATAATGGATATTTTATCAGCGATTTTTCGCCAGCAATCCCGGCGAATTGGCCTGCTGATCCCCAGCGTGGTCGTCTCCGAAAAGCATTCTGATGCGCTCGAAATTACTGAGCACCCGGTGGAGAAGCCAACAACGAATAGCGCTTCGGGCTTCATCGCCGATCATGCGTATAAGCGCCCCAGCGAAGTCACAATGGAATGCGGCTTCGCTGGTGGCGGTTCGTTGCTGGACTTCATTGATACATCTTCAATCGGCCTCAGCGCCGGACTAAGCCCGAAAGAGACCTATCAGCAACTGCTGGATCTCCAGTCCTCTCGGGTGCCGTTCGATGTGGTGACCGGAAAGCGGGTGTACAGCAATATGCTGGTGCGAGCCATCGAGGTGACAACGGACAAAACCAGCGAAAACGTGCTGAACTGCACGCTTACCCTGCGTGAAGTGATCATGTCGCAAACGCAGAGCGTTAGTGTTGCTGATAAATCAGATATGCAGGATGGCGTCAGCACATCGGCGGTGCAAAATTCCGGGACGAAATCCACTACACCGCCAAACGAATCCTTGCTGAGCCAGCTTGGCGGAAGCGTTACATCAGCATTCGGGGGATGATATGCAGTTTAACGAAATACCGCTTTCTCCTGACAATCAGCAGTTCCGCGTTTTGCTGGGCAATACCACCTATACGCTCAGGATCATCTGGCGCGATGCGGCTGGCTGGATCATGGACGTGATGGATAGCGGCGGTGCTGCGCTTCTTTCTGGCGTACCTCTCCTGACCGGCGTGAACCTATTACGACAATATCCACAGCTTGGCATTGATGGCGCGCTGGTGGTGGCGACCGATAAGGGCGCACCGGACGAGCCAACCAAAACCAACCTCGGCACATACAGCCACCTCATTTTCGTACAGGAGTAGAAATGTCTCTTAACTGGATGCGCCATTTTGAGTTGCAGCTGTTGGACCAGAACGGGCAGGGTATTTCCCTGTCTGACTTTAAAGTCACGTTCCAGATCGAGTGGGCAGATACACGCTGGCCGCGCGTGGCAAACGTGAAAATTTACAACCTTTCGACCGATACCACGAACAAGATACTGGGGCAGGAGTTTGCCAAAATTCGCATCATTGCCGGGTATGACGGTATAGCGCCGGATGTTGATGCGAGCCAGGTTGGTGTAGCCCGGGAGATTTCACCAGACCAGATAGGGCAGGTGAACGGTCAGAACTACGGCCTGATTTTTGACGGTGATATTCGCTTCACCGTCACCGGGAAGGACAACATTACCGATTCCTGGGTGTTGATTCAGGCTATTGGTGATCACGAAGCGTTCCTTTATGCGACCACCATCACCACGCTTGCCGCTGGCTATACCGTTGCGGATCTGCACCGGGCGACGATGCAGGATTTCAACGCGTTCGGCGTGACGCAGGGCATTACCGGCGACTTTCCTGATACTGTGTTTCCTCGTGGCCGCGCGATTTACTCATCCACCCGTAACGTGATGGATAATATTGCTGCGCAGTGCAAAGCGACATGGCAGCTGGTGGATGGACAGGTCCAGATGGTGCCGGAGGATAAATATATTCACGAAGCCATTGTGTTAAATGCCAATACTGGCCTGATCGGTATGCCGCAACAGACAATGGGCGGCGGCGTAAACGTGCGGTGCCTGATAAACCCAAACATCCGCATTAATGGTCTTATCCAGCTCGATCAGGCTTCGGTGTACCGCGCCGCGCTCGGCAATAGCGAAATCGCACAGTCGCCCGGGCGTATCACTGAAACGGAAGAGAACGGCAACCGCGCACTGACCGGCACAACGTCACAGGCTGCCAGCATTGCGACAGATGGCGTTTATATCGTCAAAGCTATCGACTATACTGGCGACACCAGAGGTCAGGCGTGGTACATGGATTTGATGTGTTTTGCGCGTGGCGCTCGTGATCTTTATAGCCCGAAAGCAATGCAAGGGACGACGAATTAGTGAGGTGGGGCCGTGAGACATTTACTTTGCACTGTTACCGTGTTCGCGGTGCTTATATCAGCACCCGCTTTTGCGGATCAGCAATGTGGTGATTTTAAAATCCATTGGGCAGATGATGGCTTAGCCAGAATCAATGGCGCAAAGCCAGAAATGCAAAAAATCACCTTCCTGAAAAACAAAGGCGATTATAACAATATCAAGATGGATTGGCGTATGGCTACCGATCAGCCTGGAAGATGGGTTGGTCTTGAGTACATCAATCGAAACGGCAAGATAATTCTCAATGCCCAGTGGCTGCAAGCCAGCATGAATGCACCACGTCAGTATGCAACCTATGATTGTATAAAGGTGAAATGAGTGGCAGGTAAGGGACTGTCAACTATTGGCCCTTTGGATCTGGCATCTCTAAATGATGATAACTTTGTAATCACCATTGTTTTTCCTCATTCGACGGCAAAAAATTATCCAATGGCTGTAGCCATTGCTGAGCTTTCAGATGTAAATAAAATTGGTGAGATAGCAGGGAAAAAATTCCATTTAGCGTCCTTTAGTAAAACGCCTGATCAACTATCAAGAGCTGCAAACCTATGTTATCTGGTGTATGGAATTACTGGCGTTCAAGCCTTTATTAACGGTGAGTTGGTTGTAAATGTTCAGGAGTTATCATCTTCTCTTGGATGTTATGCTCGATCACTAAAAGCCAACAATCAGCAGTCTTATTGCGAATGCGTTTCTAACTACCCGGGCAACTACCTTTTACCTTGCCGTTTACTTAGGGGGTGGGAAGGCGGAGTGTCCGATAAATTGCCATTTAGTTTGGCTGACCAAATACAAGCATTGGCAGTAAGTAAAGGGTGTAGTTGGTGTCCCAATTTCCACCCAGAAAAGATGAAGCGAATTTAATAACACAAACCCGCCGCCGAGCGGGTTTTTTTTATGGGGTTTTTATGCCAATTCCAACTCAATCACAGATCGGCGGTGAGCAGCAGACCGCGCAGGCCATTGCCGATTCGGTGTCTACCCAGATGCGCGTAGCGATGCCAGGTATCATTCAGTCGTTCGATCCTGACACTGTCACCTGCACAGTAGAGGTGGCGCTTCGCGGTATTGTTGGCGATGGTTCCACCGAATTAAAACCGCTGGTGGATGTGCCTGTCATCTTCCCGCGCGGCGGCGGTTGCACGTTGACCTTTCCGGTTAAAGAAGGCGACGAGTGCCTGCTGATCTTTGCCGACCGTTGCATCGATTTCTGGTGGCAGAGCGGCGGCGTTCAGGAGACAGTCGACCCGCGCCAGCATGATTTATCTGATGCGTTCGCCATCGTTGGCCCGCAGTCGCAAGCACAGAAAATCAGCGGTATCAGTACCAGTTCGGTAGAGCTGCGCAGCGATGACGGCGGCACAAAGTTAAGCCTTAACCCATCCAGTGGGGCAATAAATGGCACTGCACCGGGCGGATTCAACCTTAACGGGCTCAAAATCCTGCCTGACGGTCGCTTGCAGCTGGTGGACGGTTCTATCGTGGATAAGCATACCCATGGCGGCGTTGAGAGCGGCGGAAGCAATACTAAGCCGCTGGGAGGTTAATCTATGCGATACCGTCGCGAAGATGCTGACGGCGATTACACTTTCGGGCAGGGTGACGACACCTTCCTTATCGACAGTCCGGAGTGTGTCGCACAGGCCGTAAAAACCCGTTTCGAACTGTGGCGCGGTCAGTGGTTTCTCGATCTGACGGAAGGCACACCGTATGTTCAGTCAGTACTTGGTAAACAGCGATCAGACGTCTACATCCTGGCTATACGCGAACGCATACAGGACACGCCGGGCGTTCTGTCGATTCTTTCCTTCGATACCAATTATGACGGCACCAGCCGTCGCGTCACCTTCACTTCCTCCATTGACACAATCTACGGCCAGACGACTGTAACAAGCGAGGCATAAATGGCTTTGAACCTCGACACGCTGGGGCTATCGGCAACGGTAACCGCCCAGGGGATTAGTGCGCCTGATTACCAGACAATCCTAGATACACTGACCAGCTATTTCAGGCAGATTTACGGTAGTGATGCCTACCTCGAACCAGACAGCAAAGACGGGCAGATGGTCGCGCTGGTGGCTCTTGCCGTGCATGACGCTAACAACACCGCTATCGGGATCTACAACTCTTTTTCACCGACGACAGCGCAGGCCGCAGCGCTTAGCAGCAATGTGAAAATTAACGGGATCACGCGAAAAGTAGCGACAAACTCTACAGCTGACCTTCTGTTAACCGGTACGGCAGGCACGACTATCTCGAATGGTTCTGCACGGGATAAAAACGGCATAATCTGGAATTTTCCAGCGAGTGTAGCGATCGACGTTGATGGTACTGTGCTGGTGACGGCCACATGTGCGAATAGCGGTTCGGTTGCGGCGATGGCCGGGACTATCACCACCATTAACACACCGACTCGCGGCTGGGTGTCGGTAACCAACCCGGCTGCGGCTACTGTCGGTTCACCAGCAGAAACCGACGCAGAGCTGCGCATTCGGCAGGGGCAAAGCGTAGCGCTATCATCGATCACACCGTTTGAAGGCGTCGACGGTGCGATCGCCAACGTTGCGGGCGTGACACGTCACAAGCTCTACGAAAATGATACTGGAGCAACCGACAGCAACGGGTTGCCACCGCATTCAATTTCCGCCATCGTTGAGGGAGGGGATGTTACTGAAATAGCCCAGACCATCAGGGGGAATAAAGGGCAGGGAACCGCAACTTACGGTACAACTTCTGTCACCGTGCCGGATACTTACGGTAATCCTCACGTCATCAGTTTTTCGCGTTCTACCGATGTGCCAATTTTTGTAGCCATTACCCTGAAAGTTTTTACCGGGTATACATCTCAAATCGGCGAGCAGATAAAACAGGCTGTTGCCGATTATATAAATGGCCTGGCAATTGGCGATGACGTTCTGCTGAGTCGTATTTATTCCCCTGCAAACCTTGGCGTGGTAAGCGGAGGCAGTGCTCGCTATTACGACATTCAGGAGCTGCTCATCGGCAAATCCTCTGACTCAGTCGCAAGCGGAAATATCGATATTGCTTATGACGAATCTGCGTCATGCGTTGCGAGTCACGTCACTATCACGGTGACCTCATGAGCAAATACACCGAACTGATCACTAACTACCATGCTACCAAGCCACTCTTTTTTGACCATATAGATCTGAGCACCCGCCCGCTGATTGATGTGTCCAGCACTATGTCAGGGCTTGTAACAGCCTTCGATATCGATACGGCGGTTGGCGTGCAACTCGATATCCTCGGCCTGTGGATTGGGCGTAGTCGTATAGTCAGCCAGCCAATTAGCGGCGTTTATTTCAGCTGGGACACTGACGGGCTCGGATATGACCAGGGCATCTGGCAAGGGCCATATGATCCTGATTCTGGCTATACGACGCTGAGTGATGAGACGTACCGCATCATTCTGAAAGCGAAAATCGCTATCAACAACTGGGATGGTCGGAACGACTCTCTGCCTCCCATCCTTGATGCTGCTACCGCAGGCTCTGGACTGAAGATGCAGATCGTCGATAACCAGGACATGACGATATCGGTCTGGGTTTTTCCCGAGACTGATATTTCTGATGTGTCACTCGAACTGATAGCCGCTATCAAACAGGGTTATCTCACCGTTAAAGCTGCTGGTGTATGGGCTGGCGGCGTTGAAACACCCTCGGTCGAAACACCGTCCGAAGGAACAAAATTCTTTGGATTTGACATGGATAACGAATACATCGCCGGTTTTGATGACGGCGCATGGGGGAGATTACTTTAATGGCTGGAACTAATGATTTTAAAGCGTTTGCGACAGATGCTAATGCAAATGTTACCTCGCAGGAGGAATGGGAGACGCTAACCGCACTGAAGAAAGGATTCTCCTCGGGTAAAGCATCCAGCGCACAGGTCAGTAAAGCGCTGCGCCAACCGTCGACGATGGCGGCTGTACTGGGGCAGTTTATCGCGAACGCCGAACTGGACGCGCTCGATGATGGTGACGTTGATGGACTGGTGGCAAAGCTGGCGACAGCGATTACCACAAACCTTGGTTTGGGAGAAGGTTCGGCATTACCCGTTGGCGTGCCTGTTCCATGGCCTTCAGCCACACCGCCAACAGGCTGGCTGAAATGCAACGGTGCGGCTTTTTCTGCTGAAGATTACCCTAATCTGGCAAAGGCTTACCCGACGTTAAAATTGCCTGATTTACGCGGTGAGTTTATTCGTGGCTGGGATGGTGGAAAGGGAGTGGATAGTGGGCGAACTCTGCTTTCAGCACAAGGAGATGCTATCCGAAACATTACCGGGGTGGTTGGCTACAGTTCAATTGGCGATTCACAAGGGTTATTAGGATACGTGTCAGGGGCCTTTTCGGCTTCGGGGTCAAAAGCTCCCGCATTAAGTGGTGCATCAGCATCCGGGTATCAACGCTCCCTGTATGCGAATTTTAATGCTTCAGCCGTTGTCCCAACCGCAAATGAGAACCGCCCACGTAACATTGCCTTTAATTATATTGTGAGGGCTGCATAATGGATAACGCTGTATTAAATAGCGAGATTATTGCCACGAAGGCAGGGAATATTACCGTCTATAACTATGATGGTGAAACACGGGAATATATTTCCACTTCAAATGAATATCTTGCTGTGGGTGTCGGCATTCCGGCATGTTCCTGTTTAGATGCTCCTGGCTCATACAAAACTGGGTATGCAATCTGCCGTTCTGCAGATTTTAACTCATGGGAATATGTGCCAGACCATCGTGGTGAAATCGTCTTTAGCACAGAAACAGGAGAATCAAAAGAAATCAAAGCTCCGGGTGATTACCCTGAAAATACAACCACTATCGCCCCGTTAACGCCATACGATAAATGGGATGGTGAGAAATGGGTAACCGATACTGAGGCACAGCATAGCGCCGCAGTAGACGCGGCAGAAGCACAGCGCAAGTCACTGATTGATGCTGCAATGGCTTCCATCAGTCTGATTCAGCTGAAATTACAGGCCGGACGGAAACTGACGCAGGCAGAAACAACCCAGCTTAACGCTGTGCTGGATTACATTGACGCGGTGACGGCAACAGATACCAGCACCGCGCAGGATGTCATCTGGCCTGAACTGCCGGAGGCGTAGGCCATTCAATATCTGGCGCACCGGAAGTATCGACCAGTTCCAGTGCGTCCAGATAATCCAGCCACGAATTATATTGCATCAGGAGTTCTTCGCCAGAAGGTGGCGATCATCTATGATGTTGGCGTATCGACTCTGTATAAGAAGTTTCCGGTCGGAGATAAATGAAACCGCAGCACGTCGTATGCAAGCACGAGCCACGGCTGGCTGGTGAACTTTCGATAGTGCGAGTATTGAATGATTTCCAGCCGTTACCGATTTTACTATGTTTTTAGTAGAACACTTAGACAAAACTGAGACACACAAATCTTTGCACTGTATTGCAAGACTTTGTGCTATTCGATAGTTTAAGGTCGCTCACTCTACCTTTTCATCAACCCAGTCCGCCCACCACTGCATCATTTCTCTGCGCTTATCGAGATACTGAGCATGGTTGTAAATCCCACGCACAGATCCGCCGTTGGCATGAGC